TTTCAGGCGGGTGAATGCCTGACTGGTTTCATCCGCCCTGTCAGTCACATCCTGCTTAAGTGCGGAAAAGGCGGTTTCCATCTCAGCAAGGCGCTGCTCAGTGGCGCTCAGTTTTTCCTGCACATGCTCAGCGACAGCGGTCACCGCTTCATGCACGTCATTCAGACGGGCGTCATCGCTGGCCTGTTTGCGGCCAAAAATGGATTTCACCTTTTCGGTCAGGGCGGTGAACACGGTTTCAGGCAGGTCTTCAAATTCCAGCTCAACGGGCGTTGCCACTGAAATCAGATTTTCAGGGCTTAATTTGAAGCGGTTCAGGGGGTTGTGTTTTGCCGTGCGGCAGAATTCCAGGTATTCCGTGCCGAGGCTTGCCGGGTCATCGGTGACGGCCAGCCCCACCAGATAACATTTGCCGGTGTTGGCAAAGTTCGGCTGAATTTCCATTGAGGTGTAGACCTTCTGCGCGGCCTTGTTCATCGCGATAAGGTCATCGGTCGGGGTGATTTTCGCAAACAGCGCCCATTTGCCTTTCAGCGCCGAATCATCGTCAATCTTTTCGGCCTTCAGTTCGACCACATCGCCATAACGCTTAAAAATACCGTCAGGCAGGATGCCGCGCAGATGTTCCAGGTTAATGCGGCAACCATAGACTCGCGGGTCAAAGGTTTCGGCCATTTCCTGAATATCCTGCGCACTGATGACACGCCCGTCACAGGTGTCACCCTCAACGCCGATACGAAAGAATTTTGAGACTTTTTTTGCCATTGTCAGGAGTCCTGAATAGTGATTAGAGGAGTCACATGTCGGCATCAGTTTCCCGACGATACGCATCCTCCGCCATCAGTCCCGGATGGCTTATCACTGACACAACAGCACCTTAGCGAATCGCGGGGCGCGACTCAGTAGCCTTGCCGTGTATTCATCACGGCGAGGTATTCATGACCATCACCACAGACACCACTCTTTTACACGACCCGCGTCGTCAGGCGGCGCTGCTGTACTGGCAGGGGTTTTCCGTGCCGCAGATTGCCGCCATGTTGCAGATGAAACGCCCGACGGTGCAGAGCTGGAAACAGCGCGACGGCTGGGACAGCGTTGCCCCCATCAGCCGTGTCGAAATGAGTCTGGAAGCGCGGCTGACCCAGCTCATCATCAAACCGCAGAAAACCGGCGGTGACTTCAAGGAAATTGACCTGCTGGGACGCCAGATTGAACGACTGGCACGGGTCAACCGCTACAGCCAGACCGGCAACGAGGCAGACCTTAATCCGAACGTCGCTAACCGCAACAAAGGCGGGCGGCGCAAACCGAAAAAGAATTTTTTCAGTGACGAGGCCATCGAAAAGCTGGAGCAGATTTTCTTTGAGCAGTCTTTCGACTATCAGTTGCACTGGTATCGCGCCGGGCTTGAGCACCGCATCCGCGATATCCTGAAATCCCGCCAGATTGGCGCGACGTTTTATTTTTCCCGCGAGGCGCTGCTGCGCGCCCTGAAAACCGGTCATAACCAGATTTTTCTGTCGGCCAGTAAAACGCAGGCGTATGTGTTCCGCGAATACATCATCGCCTTTGCCCGGCAGGTTGACGTTGACCTGACCGGTGACCCGATTGTCCTGGGCAATAACGGCGCAAAACTGATTTTTCTCGGCACCAACTCCAACACCGCGCAGAGCCATAACGGCGACCTGTACGTCGACGAGATTTTCTGGATCCCGAATTTTCAGGTACTGCGTAAGGTGGCATCAGGTATGGCCTCACAGAGTCACCTGCGCTCGACCTATTTCTCCACCCCGTCCACGCTGGCGCACGACGCCTACCCGTTCTGGTCGGGTGAACTGTTTAACCGGGGACGCGCCAGCGCCGCCGAACGCGTGGAAATCGACGTCAGTCATAACGCCCTTGCCGGTGGGCTTCTCTGTGCGGACGGCCAGTGGCGACAGATTGTCACCATTGAGGACGCGCTGAAAGGCGGCTGCACGCTGTTCGACATTGAGCAGCTCAAACGCGAAAACAGCGCCGACGATTTTAAAAACCTGTTCATGTGTGAATTTGTTGACGACAAGGCATCGGTGTTCCCGTTCGAGGAGCTGCAACGCTGCATGGTCGACACGCTGGAAGAATGGGAAGACTATGCACCCTTTGCCGCCAATCCGTTCGGCTCCCGCCCGGTATGGATTGGTTACGACCCGTCACACCGTGGCGACAGCGCCGGATGCGTGGTGCTGGCACCGCCGGTGGTGGCCGGTGGCAAATTCAGAATACTTGAGCGTCACCAGTGGAAAGGCATGGACTTTGCCACCCAGGCGGAATCCATCCGCAAACTCACCGAAAAATACAACGTCGAATACATCGGTATTGATGCCACCGGCCTCGGTGTCGGCGTGTTCCAGCTCGTGCGCTCGTTCTATCCTGCCGCGCGCGACATCCGCTACACGCCGGAAATGAAAACCGCAATGGTGCTCAAGGCAAAAGACGTTATCCGCCGTGGCTGTCTGGAATACGACGTCAGCGCCACCGACATCACCAGCTCGTTTATGGCTATCCGTAAGACCATGACCAGCAGCGGACGCAGCGCCACCTATGAGGCCAGCCGCAGCGAGGAAGCCAGCCACGCCGACCTCGCCTGGGCGACCATGCACGCCCTGTTAAATGAGCCACTCACCGCCGGTATCAGCACCCCGCTGACATCCACCATTCTGGAGTTTTACTGATGAGCAAGAAAAAAGGGAAAACACCGCAACCTGCGGCAAAAACAATGATCGCCAGCGCCCCGAAAATGGAGGCATTCACCTTTGGCGAGCCGGTACCGGTACTCGACCGCCGTGACATTCTTGATTACGTCGAATGCATCAGTAACGGCAGATGGTATGAGCCACCGGTCAGCTTTACCGGTCTGGCAAAAAGCCTGCGTGCCGCCGTGCATCACAGCTCCCCGATTTACGTCAAACGCAATATTCTGGCCTCGACATTTATCCCGCATCCGTGGCTTTCACAACAGGATTTCAGCCGCTTTGTGCTGGATTTTCTGGTGTTCGGTAATGCGTTTCTGGAAAAGCGTTACAGCACCACCGGTAAGGTCATCAGACTGGAAACCTCACCGGCAAAATATACCCGCCGTGGTGTGGAAGAGGATGTTTACTGGTGGGTGCCGTCCTTCAACGAGCCGACAGCCTTCACGCCCGGCTCCGTGTTTCACCTGCTGGAGCCGGATATTAATCAGGAGCTGTACGGCCTGCCGGAATATCTCAGCGCCCTTAATTCTGCCTGGCTGAATGAGTCGGCCACGCTGTTTCGCCGCAAGTATTACGAAAACGGTGCTCATGCCGGATATATCATGTACGTCACTGATGCCGTGCAGGATCGCAACGATATCGAAATGCTTCGCGAAAACATGGTTAAGTCGAAAGGCCGCAACAACTTTAAAAATCTGTTTCTCTATGCCCCACAGGGGAAAGCCGACGGCATTAAAATTATCCCGCTCAGTGAAGTGGCAACGAAGGACGATTTTTTTAATATCAAAAAAGCCAGCGCCGCAGACCTGCTGGACGCGCACCGCATCCCTTTTCAGTTGATGGGCGGCAAGCCGGAGAACGTCGGGTCGCTGGGTGATATTGAGAAAGTGGCAAAGGTCTTTGTCCGCAATGAGCTTATCCCGTTACAGGACAGGATCCGCGAGATAAACGGCTGGCTCGGCCAGGAGGTCATCCGCTTTAAAAACTACTCACTGGACACTGACAACGGCTGAACATCGCCGCCTGCGGGCGGCTTTTTTACACCCCGTCATCACGCCCTCACACACTCACCACCGCACAAAACAGCCCGCAGACACACCAACGCCCCGGCGCACAATCTAAACGCCATTACGACGCGCTGAGACGCTGAAAAAATAAAATCAGCACCACCGCCAGCGCGCAGTGCTTTCCCCGCCTCGCCCGCCCGCTTCATGGGGCGGTTTTAATGCAGTTGCATTACCATACAGAAGTACTGCCACGTCTGACAATTCATAGCTAAAATGTATAGCATATGTTGCATGCAAAATAATGCATATAAAGAATGCTTTTCACTCAATACTTCATCATACGATTTTGTTGGCTCATTTTAGAAGCCCTATTATAGCTGCAATCATACTTCCTACGCCGCCGACTGCTGCGAAAAAAGTAGCCCAAAACATTTTCTTCTGAGTGCTCAAATTCTCTCTGTACCGCAACTCATCTTTATTGAATGTAGATATTGTGTTCAGTGCCTTTCCTGTTAGCCTAAATCCACTACTTGTTTCAACAAGATCTCCATTCTGAACAAGAGAATTCAGGCATAAACGAAGCTCTTTACGCATCCTGTTTTTATCGTCATGGTATACCCATAAACTACCAGCGACTTCGGCCATTATTGAAAACTCACTAAACACAGTTTCAGCATCCCGTTCACGATACATTCTTATAATCGTTGAGAGAACAAGCATCACATCAATTATTTCTTTTTTTTGCTGTCGATAAATATATTTTTCACGACTAAACTTTATATTTTCATAATTAGACTTCACTCTAAAAAACAACTCCCTTAAAAAGGTTAAATCATTTAAAGAGTTAAATCGCAACTCATGCGCACGGTAGTAATAAACACCAAAAAAAGAATCAGGCGTAAGCTCAGAAATATCCAAGTATGAACTTATATGAAATCTACGCTCCTCATCATCCCATTTAAAAGCCTTTATCTTCCCATCAACCAAACAGTCAAAGAGGTATTCTGTATCATTTTTATCTTTAATATATACAGAGTACATATCATACTTAATCGCGTTTTCATATAACAAACTAATACGGCCATCATCTGGCGTTCTTTTCTTATCAAACTTCTTAAGTTGGTTTATAACTTTCATAACATTCTCGCAGTGCTAATCTCATACGTAACAAATCTCGGTTCTGCCGCTCTAATAGTCAAAAAAATGCCGACACCCAATTAAATATTCAGCGTCGGCATTGTAAGATATCAATTATCTATGATTGATATCACCTTACCAGTTTTTATATCAACACGCGCAGCAATCGTCTGTTTCACCACTCCTCCATAAGCATTAGTTCCGCGAAACGTGGTTTTCACAATGGCATGCGGGTCTTTATTCAAAACCAGATGATATACCGTTGACACATGTTTATAAGATGAATCATCGTTCATATTATCTTTAATTAGTTTTTCCAATGGACGATAAGAACCATCCCAACCACTAAAATTACTCTGAAATGTATCAAGATTGATTTTATTGTTTAGTGAATTCGGGTCATTTTCATAATCATTAAAGCACCACCCAAGAACATCACCGAGTTTCAACTCATCATCTTTGGTAAATGTATACTCACTCATGCAGGCATAAAACGCATCTGACACGGTGGCTGGAACTTCCTTAAAATCAATGTAACTATTCACAATATCGTGTCGTGTTTTCTTTGACTCGTTCCGATATTCCTTGAGTGTTTTTTCACCATATTCGAATGTTTTTTGGACTTTGTGTTCTGCAACGGTTGATGTTTCAGTTTTAGCAACTGGCTGGCTTTTTTCTGTTGGATAGAGTATTGAACCAATTATGCTCAATACAAAACCTCCTCCGAGATAAACCGCACTTGCACGTTTGCGGTTTGGCATTCGCACCAGTGATGGCTTGATTAACCCGATGAAGAAAGCAGCGAAAAAAGCGAGTGATAGAAAAGCGATTATAGTATCCATAGCTATCCTTTTTACATCATCCACATAAAAAATCGACCTCATGTTAGCAACAGGATGCTTACTTTTGAATATTTGTAAGTTGTTAGCTCTCCAACCTAACTCCTTTCAACCGTCAAAAACCGGCACCAACGCAGTAAAAATATGTCTGTCAACTAACGCCTCGCTTCGCTCGTTGTTCAACCCCGCCAGCCCTGAAAACAAGTTTCACGACTGGCGGCGTTCTCTATCGTCTTCGTGGTGGTGGCGCAACTCTGGACTGACCGATATAGTTAAGCTGCCCGTAATTATCCCGTACTATTTCGGCACACCCGACCAGCTCATCCGGCGTCAGATTTTCGTTGACCATAATCCGCTGTAAACGCTGAACAATAGCCATCAGCTTGATATTTTTAGTTTTATGGTGCGGTATCTCGCCTGGTATTCTGTGCATTATCCAAGCCACCCGTTTTGCTGTGCACGCTCCATCTGTTCATCTGAATAGTTCCATGCTCCATCCGTGGCAACCATTGCCCCGCCAGACATCCCCGTCTCTGGTTCATACATAACAGCAAGGCCGAGCTGATGCATAATTTCATGATTAATTCTGAATACCAGACCACGCTCACTAAGTTCTTTCCAGTTCACAATCTCACATGCGCCTGTATTAAGCCGCTCAATACTTAGCAAGACATAATCTTCCAGCCAGTCTGACAGGTCAGTAACATCTGTTATCCGGGCTTCAACCTTTCGCCCCGTATACACACCCTGCACCCATTCATGCAAAATCAACGTGTCCCCGCGCTCATAATTACGGTCATTTTTCCGGAACTCTGCACGTTTCTTTCCTTCCAGCACAAGGTCGAAATATTTCGCGTGCAGCTTTACCTCGTGAATTTTTGCCATTATGTCCACTCCATTACTGTTGAGAATCCCGGCCACTCATCAGCGACCGGATACGTGAATTTTTTCCCGTCATAATTTACGGTCGCTCCACGCGCCAGCGCCTCAAGCTCCCATCGCTGAGGCCTGATACCGTTCTGAGCAAGGTCAACGCGGATACGGGTAATTTGCATTCTTTCCGACCGGGTCAGTCTGGCCGATGGTGCAATTTCATGTGGTTTTAACGGGCTTCCGTTTCTTTGCTGACGACCTGGCGTTCTCCGACCGTGTTTTAATGCACCTCTGAGCGCCCTCACGACCTCCGGGTCACTCCATTCGATAACACCGTCATCAACCAGATTAAGCACTGCTGCGGCGTGCTCAGAAGGTGTGGGAGCCGGTAACGAAGTATCACCACCGGTGAGCTTTCCACAGTTATTGACAGGACTCCGAGGCGCGGCGATGCCGCTTTTTAAAGTCAAAGGCTCAACGACCGGCACTTTCGGAACAATGCGCCAGTCCGTCGTTCTGGTGATATGAATATGACGCGCGCCGAGATGCGGCGCGTAAATGCCGACCACTCTCTCGACTTCTTCCTCGTACTCGTTAACTTCATCCGACGGACTACGGGCAACCCTGACAGTCTGACAATCGCGCGGGACATTTGCCCCACCCTGCGCGCTGATATACAGCGCAAAATCACCACTGTCTGCGGCGGCGCGTGCAGCCTCGACGCGCTCGTCAAACTCATCAGCAATGCTGACGCCGCGAGGCAATTTGCGTAGTTCACGGTAAGCCCCCATTGTCGGCAGGCCAACCGTTTTAAATTGCGGAATGCGCCACGTTGACGCCCATGCGGTAACAGCCGCGGCAGTATCTTTCAGCGGTCTGCCGGTATCGTTATCGAGCTGCCCATCCAGTGCATAGCCGTCGATATTTTTTGAGATGTATTTCGCGATATATCCCGCAGCACCGCCCCGGTTAAGGTGTTTTGCCTGAAAACGGTTTCGCGCGGCTCCTCTTTCGTCACCATCCTCTTTGAGCGCATAGCGACGCATGATTTCGATAATCTGGTTACGCTGGCGTGGATTACAAAAAAGCATCATATGCCAGTGCGGCGTTCCGTCGTGGTGTGGCTCGACGACACGCAAACCGTAGACCTGTAAATCATTATCCTTGAATGCCGTGCGCATCAGGCTCCAGATACGGCAGAGATAACGCTGCGCATCCTTTGGATTAAATGCCTCATCGTTCCAACCGTGATTAAGCTGCACGGTTTTACTTTCGCCTTTTCCGACCTGACGTGTCGGGTGATACTTTGACGGCGCGGTCAGCGTGATAAACATCCCCACATCACCCTCTGCAGCGGCGTAACGCTCAATACCGGCAATGGTGTTCATCAGCTCCATCCGGCGAATTTCAGGATTAGAAATACTGCCCATCACCTTACTGATAAGGTCGATGCGCTCGCCGGTTTCCCTGTTTTCAAGGTCACACGATTTAAGAAACTCCAGATTTGCCTGGCGGCGCGCACGCACATCACGAATGGCATGTTTACTGGCATAAGGTGAACGGTCTTTATTGACCTCCCCGACAGCAATCAGTAACGCCTCATGCCAGCGCATACGCTGGCCTTTAAGCTGATGGGTCCACCACTCATCGTTAAACAGGCGGGCAATGGCAGAATATGCCTGCCTCGTGGTCATCTGTCCTTTACGGTATTTTTTCCAGTAAAGCGGGGAAATATTGAAAGCACGTGCAGCGCCAGCAACATGACCATAGAGGTGATCCTGTGCCTCATCCGTAAACAGCGATTCTTTTTCGCCATGTGCATCCACCCAGGCATCGCTGAGTTCCTCATACATCATGAAAAGCTGCGATGAGATACGGGCGGCAAACTTTTTCAGCTCCTTGTCATTCATTCCCGGCAGGCGCGCATAGTGGTCACGCTCTGCCAGAAACAGCAACGACGCGTCGGTGTTCATTTCATGGCGCTGATTCACACGCTCAATGCGCGGCCATAAACGACGCTGAAAAGTGGATGTGAGGAAATAAAACCCGTGCACCGGGCTTTTATTGCGCCGGATGTAGTCATAGCGTGAAGTAAACAGCGAACGCAAAAAGTAAGGCAGGCGGTTAATCGTGGATAAAACACCTTGCACCTGACGCATCTCGTCACGTGTAAGAGATCTTTCGCGTCCTATTGCTTCATTTGGTTTGTTCCAGGAGTAAGCATAAATCGTCATGCGAAAGCTAACTCCATTTGTGATGGAGCAAGGCTATTTGATGCCCATTCAGCAATCGATGGAGGAAAAACCGACTCCACAGAATTTTTCAGAATTGCACACCGTCCTTTAAGGATGAACGCCTTCAACTCCTTCTCAGAAAGTTTTTGTGTATAGTCTGCCTCGCTGATTGCCCTTGTCAGTTCGGGATATTTGATAAGATATTTTGGTACGTTACAGGCAAGGTTAGTGCTGTCTGCTGTATGCAGCGGATAATTACCGAGAATGCGCCCATCAAGCATGCGCAGACCATGAATGCGGGTACTAAAACCATATTTAAGATAAATGGTTTCAAATGCATCCTGCATCCGGCTATGCCAGAGTGCAGTTCTGACAGTGGCGTAATCGCCAGAAGAACCAAAACAAACACGAGGCCATTCCCGGCAAAGTTCGACAAGGCGTTGCAAGGATTCATGCAGATGCCAGACTGGAGTAGCTTTTTCTCTAAAACAACGAGGCAACGCTTTAATCAGCGCATCGTTGTCCGCCTCATCCCCGTCCACCACATCAGGTATGACAAAGAAAGCCAGTTTGGGATGATAATAATGAGGGGCAATCCACTGATAAAACTTCTGCCAGTCGATAACAAGGCCACTTTTCCATGCTGAAAAAGCCCCATTATCAATCGCCACGGACTTAGCATGTTTAAATGAGGCAACGAGTTGGTCAGGCCGGGCATAGGAAACAAATGCCCCTGCACCACTCACAGCAATACGATGAACATTTCCTGCATCACCCCACACAGGAGTTCCGTGGTAATGAACAACGTTATTCACGACCTGTCCCCTGCTTATTGGCTGAACTTATGGTTAAATGCAGTCAGACATTGCTGACTAATTTGCTCAACCTGCGCGTTTAAATCAGCAAAAGACTTTGCGCTTCCGGTCAGAATATCGTGATGCATCAGGCCGGAAACGAGCTGGCTTAATTTCGGGTAATAACCAACCACCGCCAGCCATTCCTGACCGGCGTTTTTACCGCTTTCCGCTCTCTTTTTCTCGTGGAGAATAAACTGAAAGCTGTCACTGGTAACGACATAACGTTCGCCAATTTCGATACGAATACTCATGCCATTCTCCGGTAATGCTTGTTTTTTGCTTCAAAGACTGACTGGCAGGAAACACAACGCGTGGCTGACGGATAAGCCGCACGACGGGCAGCAGGTATTGGCGCATCACACTCTTCGCAAACCAGCGCAGAAGCACAGCAATGTTTTACCCTTGCCGCGTTAATCTGGCGCTCCAGTAATTCAGCCTGTTGTTCCTGAATAAAATCTACGTTGTCCGGCATTACCAGTTCCTTTTGTCGTTCAGTTTCTTAAATTCATCAGCGCAATAACTGGCGATTTCTGTCGTTAATTTTGTCAGCTCATCCACGGATGAAATTTGCTTATGAAATACAGCGCGTTTAACAAGTAAATTGACCACATCAGACAGGAGATTTAATTTATCCGCATAAATGGCTATAGTTGATTCCACCATATCCCCAGTGTTTTTATCGCGTTTAATATCAGCTAGCGACAAATCACCATTTTTCATGACTGAAATCTTCAGCCAGTTATTAAGCAATATATTTTTCATTCGCTATATGCCCTCTCCGCAGAATCAATCATTTCCCGGCCATTATCGGTAATACAGAAACCTTCTCTTGATTTGGTCACAAGCCCCCATTTCCCCATTGCTATAAATGCTTTTTCCACACGACTAGGACAGGAGCGGAAGACATCGCTTGAAGGATGTAGTGGAGTCTTGTCATCTAATTTTTTAAGTAATGAAAGTTGATAATCTGTTAAGCGTTTCCTGAACCATTTTGTATTTGTCATCTCCAACTTCCCTGTTATTTATTGAGTCCTAGATTATGGAATTTGGCAGACTCCTGACTGAGCAACTCGACTATCTCCACGCGGGATAACTCCGCCTTTGTGATGTGGCGAATCATGGCATCAAGATGAGACGAAAAGCGCGTTGCTGCATCGACCTGTGCTTCGGTTCTGGCCTGTTGCAGCATTAATGCGTATTTACCGCACTGATTTTCAGAAACTGTATGCATGACTTTCTCCAGGCAAAAAGAAGCCCCGCACGATTAAGTGCGTTAAAAACTTTGGTTAATTACTTAATGCAGATATTGCTCTGGTTTTACCGACGTCAGAATTGTCGGTGCATATTCAAACAGACTGAATAATTCACGTAATGCACGGAATAAAGCATCACGCCAGTAACATGACTCTTCATTAATTCGCCAGTATGGCTGATTAAATTCTTTTTCTGTCAGTCGTGCGTGCATAAATAAAGTACGGCGCTGACTGACAGTTAAAAAGCTAATATATGCATACTCACTTGCACCGACCTGACGGCGTTTTGAGAATGCCCCACGCAATTCATCAATTGCACAAACCAGCCGTTCACGTTCGACGTCGTTCATTTCTTCAAAACGCATCGTTGCATGACGCTGTTTTAACTGTGCATGGAAGCAAACCGTTAGCCGTTCGCGCTCCATCATCTGATTATAATAATCACATGTCTCCTGCCAGCGAGGGACGGCAAGATGCTTACCAATTATCCGGCGCATAGTTGCTGGTTGTTTTTCAACGAGATTGAGCGTCATCACTGTCATTTCCATACCCTCCGGCTTTTCAGAAAGGTCAGAGCCTTTTTTAACGGACTCTGTTTTTTGGTGCGGATAATGATTCCCTTACGCCCCTTACCGTGGGTAATGGTGAAGTCAATCGCCCTGGGGCTTTCGTTACGCAATAACTGAGCAATACAACGAGGCTCGTTCATCCTTTCCACCTTAAGCCGCACGGCCATGTCTTGATTTGCTGTAACTAATGCGATTTTTCCAGTCATGCCATTCTGTCGGAGCTTCATCAACTAGTTGGGCTGCGTACTTGTCCCACTCACGGCGATTAATCCATAACTCAGCATGACCGCCCGGCTTTAATGGGTCCGTCATATAAAAGGCTGGTAACTTGCCTGCTTTCGCCATTTCAGCAACAGCACGAGGCGTCTTACCGATGTAAAGAGCAAATCCCTCTTTCGAGAGCAAATCCGACGGTGCGGCTGCAAGTTTGATGTCACATTTTTTACTTTTTGTGAGATCAGATACTTTTTCTCCAACATCGTTATTCATTTCTGATCCAATACTCATTTTGATATCCTCAACTTTGGTGCCATTCAACCAGAGCTATTTGAAGCCGCTCTGCGTTGTTCTGGTGTGTCGCATACAACATAAATTACGAGATACGACAATTCATGTCAAATACACAAATCACATCTCAAGCAGAGAAACTCGCACTTATTCGGGAGTCAGAAAGAATGACAAGGAAGCAAGTTGCTGAATTAACTGGAATTAACTACAACACCTATGCTGGATATGAGCAGGGAAAAGTAAAGATGTCTTTTGACGCAGGCATGAAATTTTTCAAGCCTGAAAGATTTCGCAAGTACCGTGACTGGTTCATGTTTGATGAAACTGATCCCGCTGGCGGACAAATAGCCCCGGCGCTCGCGCACATTGGGCAAGACTCAACAACCTTGCACCACTCAGACCAAAAGACTGGCTGACGATTTATTCAGCATATGTATGCAGTAAATGTACGAAAGAAAATTGCATTAATTTTCAAGTAGTAGAAGTAAACAGCGTCATCGGAGGGCTTTATGTCTATTAAAAAGCTCGATGATGGTCGTTATGAAGTGGACGTCAGACCGCAGGGTGCAGATGGAAAACGTATCAGGCGGAAATTTAAAACTAAAGGTGAAGCTCAAGCATTCGAACGTCATGTACTGGTTAACTACCACAACAAAGAGTGGCTGGAGAAGCCAGCCGACCGCCGAACTCTTACAGAGTTGTTAGGCAGATGGTGGATATATCACGGAAAATCACATGAGCGTGGAGATATTGAACGGGGGCGTTTGACGACAATAATCGCCAAATTTGCAGAAATGGGAGTGTCCAGAGCTGACCAGCTAACAAAGAAAACGATAACTGATTATCGCGTTGTAATGATGAACGATGGTCTAAAACCAGCCAGCGTAAATCGGCATCTGGCAATAATGAGCGGGATGTTCACCAAGTTAATTGACGCCGGTGAATACCATTCTCACAACCCGTTCCGTGAGGTTAAGCGATTACGTGAAGCTGTTACAGAAATGGCTTTTTTGTCCAGTGAAGAGATTACACGGCTGTTATCCATGCTCGATGGTGATGAATTAAATGCGACTCTGGTCTGCCTTTCTACTGGTGGACGCTGGAGTGAAGTGTCTAATTTAAAAGCTGAACACATCATTAACCAGATGGTTACGTTTATGAAAACTAAAAACGGAAAGCGCAGGACAATTCCCGTTTCGCAGGACCTGATTAAACGGATCAAGACCAAAAATTCAGGCAGGCTTTTTAATGCCAGTTACTACAAAGTGCGCAACGCTCTCAGGGAAGTAAAACCCGATTTACCTGACGGACAGGCAGTGCATGTTTTGAGGCATACATTTGCCACACATTTTATAATGAATGGAGGTAACATAATCACATTGCAGCGCATCCTGGGTCATTCTAACATTCAGCAAACTATGACCTACGCACACTTTGCACCGGATTTCTTACAAGATGCAGTGACTCTTAACCCGGTGTCAGGAATGTCCATAATGCGTCCATAA